CAGTTCCAGAAGTTCCTGTTGCGGATGAAACTACAGGCATTGTAATTGTAAAAGTTCCTGATGTAGGTGTTGTTTTAACTTCAAAAGCATTTGTAAAATTAGCCGCTGAGAATCCTGTTGGCGGTGTGACTGAGCTAAATAAGACTATCTCTCCAACAGCTAAACCATGTCCGGCTTTATTAACCGTAACTGTTGCAGATCCTGTCAATGTGGTAAATGTACAAGAAGTAAGTGGTGTGCTTAATGGTGTAATATCATAAAACGCACCTTCAAAGTAAATAGCTAATACTTTATTAGTACCAATAGCAGCATATCTATTACCGTCTAAATCTGACCATATCCATTGGTTCCTAGCAGCGCCTACTAGAGTATCTGCTAATATTTCTGACCAACCCCCTATTTTTTCAGGGTTTCCATAACGAAATCGTACATTATCCCCATCTATCCAGCGACCTTCTGCTTGAGATGCAGTATCTTGCTTGTCAAATCCTGGTGCTACTGGTATTTTTTTTAAAGGCATAGATCATTATACCTTATATTCAGTCAAGTTGAAATATGGAGTTATTTTGGAGTGTATAAATACTTAAACTCTGAAATACTACAAAAATACTGAGCCTGTTCATATGTTTCTACTATAGGAAATTTAGCAAGGTTAAAAGAAGTGTTTAATAATACTGGTACTTTTGTTATTTTATAAAATTCTAATATTAAATTATAATAATTATAATTTTGTTCTTGCGTCACTGTTTGAATTCTACAAGTATTATCAACATGTACAATAGATGGAATTTTTTCAATAGCTTGTTGTTTAGCATCCACTGCAAAACTCATATGTGGAGATTCTTTTAAAGTAGCAATATCAAACCAATCATGAACATGTTCTAACAATATTGTTCCAGCCAATGGTCTCCACCACTCTCTTTTTTTAAAATCATTAACGATATGTTTTGCATCTTTATTTCTAGGGTCAAACAAAATGGATCTATTTCCCAATGCTCTTGGGCCCCATTCACTATCTCCTTGAAATATTACTAATGGTTTTTGTTCAAGTAAAATATCTACTGCTTCTTTTATATTATTTATATTTATCATAAAAAATACATGCTCCTATGGATGTTCCCCCATCATGAGGAATAGGGTCGACAAAGAAATTAAAGTCAGGAAATTTTTTTACATACTTAAAATTGTTACTACAATTTAAAAAATAACCGCCTGACAATACAAAATTTTTAATCTTTTTATACTCGTATGCTTTTTGAATTAAATCACAAGTAGTGTTAAATGATTTTTCCTGTGCCTCTTTAGCTAACTCCACATGTTTATAATTTAAATTATATTTGTTATATGCATAAGCATAAGAAGAAAGACCCATTAATTTTCCTGCGTCGCTTCCTTTAAAACCAATTAACTCGCATATCCTAGTAAAATTGAATCCTCCTACACTGCCTGATGAAAAATCATATTGAGTATTATTTATATATTTAACATGTACATAATTAGCATAATTTTCAACTTCATTTTCTATGTGAATAAATCTTCTATTACTTAAATGTTGGTAAATTGTAAAAAACAATTTTCTGTTTATGTAAAATATAGATTCTATTTCTTGATATAGATCATTAAAGGGTTGTGCTCCTCCTCCATCTATAACAATAGCCATAGCCTCATCTAATTTTGAAAAATAAAAAGAATTTAAAGCATGGTAAATATGGTGTTGATTTTTATTAAAAAAAAACGGTGGATTGTCTAATTGTTTTTGAATAACTTTAATAATTTCTTCATCGGTAATCGTAGACTCTGTAGAGTTTTTATCCAACAACCTTCGAAAGGAAGCATAACAAACTAAATCGGGTTTGAAATTAATTTTTTTAGCTATACTTATTATATGATTTTTAAATTCTTTAACATTGTCCGGCCAATATTTATTTAAATTAAATCTTTCTTCGTACCAAAGATTTTTTACTTCATTATCTTCATAAACACATACTGAAAAATCATGTGAGATATTAACCCCTAGTATTTTCATATTTTTAAACTTATTCACCTTTTATTTTAGTTTCTATAAATGTTTGTTTATTAGCTATTTCTTCTTTAAATTTTATTTGCCAATCTAAAACTATTTTTACTAAATTATTACCAAAATGTTTTAGATTCTCATCAGATAAATGAAGTTTTCCTTTTCTAAATACTATAAGTCTTTCTTTCCAAGAGAATTCAATATCACAAGAGCCATTATCGTATTGTTTAAATTTCATTTTATATAAATTATTTTTTCATTAGGATCTTCAAAAGCTACATTAGTAAAATTAAAAGCAATTGTAATTCTATCCTTAGTATAATTAAATTTTCTAACTTCATGTACTAAATGTCCATGAAATAAAACAAATCTACCTTTTTTTTCATGTACAGTCAAATCATACTCTGGAAAATAAGTCCCAGGTCCAGGACCATCTGTTAAGTATAAAATACCTGAAAAAGCAGTGCTTCCTTTATGATCATGAAGTTTAGCATAACTATCTTTATTATAGATATTAGCCCAAGCTCCTTGTATCACAAAATTATATTTGTAAATAGAATAAATTTGTTTTTTTATTAATTTTAAAAAATTATGAAAATTTTTATTCTCATTTAAAAAAGTAAATCTTGTATGTTTTCCAACAACATTTGTATATCTATGATAATATTCTTTATTTTCATTAATATCTTTTAATAAATTATCAATAATGGAATCATCATTTATTTCATCTATAAGAATAAATGTATCTAACGGAATATTTTTTCTTAAAATTTCTGTCATTTTATATAAATATCATTTCCTATTACAATTGCATCCAGTTGTGTGTTTTGAAATAATTGTAATGCTTGAAAAGGTTTAGAACAAATAGGCAAACCGTTAATATTTAAAGATGTATTTAAAAAAATAGGTATACCAGTTAATTTATAAAAATGATTTAAAAGCATGTAATAATAATTATTGTTTTCATAATTAATGGTTTGAATCCTGCAAGAATTATCTACATGAGTAATAGATGAAAATTTTTCTTTTTCTAAAATTTCTGTCACGAACAACATATACTCGCTTTTTCCTTTAAAGTCAAAATAATTACTTACAAACTCTTCTAAAACAGTAGCTCCAAATGGTCTAAACCACTCCCTTTTTTTTACATTATTGTTTAAAATTTCTTTACCATTTTTAACAGTGGGACTCATTAAAATAGACCTGTTACCAAGAGCTCTTGGTCCAAGTTCTCCATGTCCTTGATACCATCCTACAATTTTTTCTTTTGCTAATAGTTCTGCTGTTTTATTTATTGTTTCTAAGCTTGGAAAAGAACTTGGCGCAACATCGTCTTGCCAATAAGGAAAATTAGTATTTTCAAAAGGTTCTTGTTTAAAATGTTTTCTTAAAAATTCAATTAACCCCAACGATAATCCATCATCAGGGGAATGAGGAGGTATTATTAAATTTGAAAATTCTTTTTTTAATAATCCGTTAATAACAGAATTTTGTGCAACTCCTCCAGAATATGTTATTACATCATTTTTATTTGCATTATTTTTAAAATAATTCAATATTATGTTTTCACATTTATGATGGATAGAAGCTAATCTATTTAACGGGTTTTTTTCCTTTTTAGTATTTAAAGTATAGTATTTTCTTTCTGAAAATAATTTTTGTATTTCAGTTATGTCGTCTTTAAATAAATTACAAAAATCATTATTTATTTTTCCATAAGATTTTAAACCCATTAGTTTTCCAGACAAATCTAAAGAATGCCCAGATATATTATTACTATTAGCTAAAGATCCTAACATTCTTCCTATAGATTCTGCATCATCTATACTCCAAGATTTTATTAATTTTTCATTTTTAAATATTGAATATGTTTTTTCAAAATCACCTACTCCATCTAGTACAAAATCTACATCAGACCTATCTATTAATGGCCATAAACTTAACACATGTGCAAAATGATGATCAATTTTAAAAAATGGACATTTAAATTTATTAAAAAACCAATCATTTGGTTTTAACTCTTCTATCAAGTTATCTGTATAATAAGGAAGATTAAAAAAAGACATGTCCGTAACATAAGCAACGGCATCAATATCTGTAATGTTAATTTTCCACTTGTCTAAAACATATTGAATAAAATAATAATCAATACAACCAAAATGTTTTTGATTAAATTCTCTTTCAAATTTTATATATTTTATTTTTTTACCACAACTATAAGAAATATTTGCATCATGATTTCTAAAACTTACTCCCAAGAAATTCATTTTTGAATTCCAAATAATAATCTTTTATCTTTAAACCATTCTTTATTTAATCCGTTTTTATCCACATAATGTAAAAAGGTTTGAGCCTGCCAATCTCCTTTAAATTCTTCTCTCCAATGTTCTATTTCACATCCTAAATATATTGCAGCATCTCCCGGTTCCATATTTATTTCTGTCCCGTCCATATATATCGGCCAAGGTGCTCCATCAGACCCAATCATAACAGTCACACTTACTTCACAAGCTGGTCTGTCTTTATGTTTTTTTAAATCAGCATTTGTTGTATACATTCTCCAAAATGCATAGGTAGGAAGTAGTTCTAATCCAGTTTCTTTTTGCATTAATTCTAATTTGTTTACCATTAATGATTCCATTAAAGGATCCCCATAAAAAAAAGTATCCCCATTATCATTTTGATCAAAATCAAAAGAATCAAAATTTAATCTATGTTTAATTCTACAATAATCATTTAATAATTTAATTTCTTCTTTTGTTAAGAAATTTTTTATTAATTTATATTTAAAATTTTTAATTGTATTCATATTATTTAAATTTAATAAAAAAGGGTTGTACTATTCTCATTTCTGTATTTTTGTCTTGCAATGGACGATGATTTATTTGTGGGTCATAAAAAACGCATCTATTTGGTTTTGCCCCCACTATTACATCGGGCTCAATTTGATGAATGTTTTCTTCTATTCCTGAGAATATCCCGGTACCATCTTCTAAACTAAAAGAATTATAATGAACTATTCCTGCCACATCATGACTTACTGAATCTTTGTGTGGTCTAAGCCCGTATTTAAAAACATGTTCTAATTCTTTTGAATATATTTTCCTAAAAAAAGTATCTAAAGTATCTATTTTAAAACCAGTTTTTTTCTCAAAAGTTTGTATAAATATTTGTAATTGTAAATTACCTTTTTTAAAATTTTTAGTTTCATGGCAAGGATAAGCGTTTGTTCTATTAAAAAAATTATCCCCATTAGGTTGCCAAGTTATTGAATAAGTATTTAACATTGAAGACGAAAGCATAAAACTAAAATCGTTTTCTTCATAAAAATTATCTATTATTTTTAAATTCATATTTTATAATGCCCAAGCCACAACTGAATATCTTTTTCCTTTAGTCACTGGTTTTACTGTATGTGGAAATAAAAAATTACTTGGCCAAACAATCATTCTATTCGGTTTAACTTCTATTTCCCATTCCTCTGATCCATCTGGATTCCTAAAACATAAATTTCCACCCTCGTAATCATTATTTAGAAGCAAAATACAGCTCATTGTTCTTGGTATGTCTGCGAAATGATCTACATGCCAAGTATAAAAACCAGTGTTTTCATATTTTAAAATTTCTATATCAAAGATATTTCTATATTCATAATCTAAAATATTGGCATCAAATTTAAACTGTTTTAAATTTTTGTTAAAATAAAAATGAAGTAAATTAAACCAGTGCACTTTAGAGATTGAGTTATCTAAATTAGATAAAGGCAAGGTATAGGTTCTTCTTACATTAAAATCTGTAATATTTTTACCACCACCACCAATTTTAGCTTCATTAAAATTTGTAATATTTGCAAAACGAATTAAATTTGACAAAACATTCCACGGCAATACTTCATCATAAATTTTTATAAAATTTTTTATCTCCATGACTTTTTACTCCAAAATTTTTCTTTGTATGTATTTAATAAAGTAAGTCCGTAAAACATTCTTGAATTCTGTATTTCTTTTTGTACTCTAGGTTTTAAATTCATTTTCCAAGAATCTCTCTTAAATGGTATAATTTGAACATATGGAGTTCCTTTTTTTATAAGAGTTTCAAGAACAGGGTATTTATCTCCATTAATTATGATAGGAAAATTTATTTCATTTGTGAAACTATCTGTATCTACAATTCCTGGTATTATAGAAAATCTATCGTCGTGATTATTTAATGGAGGTACAAACAAACAAGAATAACCCTTAGGTGTTTTAATTTTCCAAGGATTTATTATTTTATAAAAAGGTAGATTTTTATTTTTTTCTACAAAAGGAGATCCTTTTAATTGCATTGTCGCATGATTATCAAAAGCAGAATTTAAATTTATACATTTTGCAGCCATTACTTGAGTTTGGTCATGCAGTCCGAAACTTTGAAAAGAATCTTTAATTTCTTCTCCTTTTTGATTTTTATTATCTACGTTATGCCTTACATAAAAATCCTGAGGCATTTTTAATAAATATCCAGATGTTAAAGTATCTAAAAAAGGCATACATCCTTTTATTGTTTTTAACTCTATGGTATGTTCTAATTTTTTAAACCATTCAGGTATGTTTAGTTTTGTAGGTATTGGATAATCTTCTTTTTGTGCAAAATAATCCTCATGTGCACTAAACTCTATTTCTTTATCTAACATGTGCAAAGAATAACAAGTTTAAGGAATTTGTAAAGTATTTAATGAGGGTAAGTTTTGATCTTTAAAATATTGTTCTAATGATTTATTTAAAGGAAATTCAATACTGTTTAAATTTAAACTATTTAATTGATTATAGTAATTATCCCATTTACTAAATAAAACATGGTTTTTATTATTATCTGTAAATTGTTTAATTTGATATTTAACCTTTTCGATATAGTCTTTTAAAAATTGTTTTGCAGTATATCCTACTGTTTGTTCCCCTGTTTTTGAGTCAGTTAAAATAAAATCTTTAAAAAAAATTTCGCAATCGATATATGTAATAATATTATTATTATATTTTGAAACTGATTTATTATTGTATTTTACTAAATCAAAATTAGATTGAGAATCTTCTATAATTTTATAACTGTTTTTATCTATATTTATATTGTCTAACTCAAATTGATTTTCAGCTATTTTGTGAAGAGTTCCTTCAACATTATCTGAATCTTTTGTAAAAATAAAATAACTCATTTTTAAGTCCCTGAGTTTTCAAATATAACCAAAGCACCTTGTGTACCTGCAGAGCCAGGATTAGCTAAGTTTTGACCAGATTCCATACCCGCAGGATTTCCCGCAGATCCTGAATTTCCCCCACTTCCAAATGTGCCTCCAACAACAAAACTTCTGTTTGGATAAGTAAGAGATGCTCCAGGTTGAGTTCCCGCATTTCCTGAATTACCTGATTGACTATTTGGCCCATAAGCACCATTCCCACCATTTCCACCATTAACAGTGCCTACATTTGTAAAATTTGTTGCTCCTCCAGCACCTCCAACACCTCCTGAAGCAGGTCCGTAGTTTCCTGCATTACCTGGGGCACCCACAGAATAAGGTTGGGCAAACGGTTGAACAATTGGTTTATTAAAAAAACCAAAGCCTCCAGCTCCTCCGGGTCCACCCACATTGTTTTGGGTAGTGGATCCACCTCCACCACCTCCACCAGCTAACATCCAAACTGCAAGTCTATTTGCTGTTGGTGTTGCAGTATAAGTTCCTGGTGAAGGACCTACTGCAAATAATGTAGGTATCCCCATTCCAGCGCCCGCTGATCCAGAAGATGCAGCAGTAATTCTACCGTCAGCATCAACTGTAATTGTAGCCGAAGTATAAGTTGCAGGAGTTACTGCTGTTGCAATTAATTGATCTGCTCCAACAGAACCTGTTGCTAATTTTGATTGTGTAATAGTTGATTGTGCAATTTTAATTGCTGTAACTGCATTTGTTGCAAGTCTTGTTGTTGTTACTGCAAACGATGCAAGTCTAGCAGAAGTTACTGCAAATGAAGCAAGTTTACCTGATGTAACCGCTAAATTGGCAATTGAAGCAGAAGCAATTGTTCCAGATAACGTGCTTAAGTCTGCTGGGTTAATGTTTGTTCCGTCAGAATATAATATTTTAATTCCTTTATCAGTTGTAGACCACGTAGCACCTGTTCCGCTAACTGTTTTAAATTCTACTGTAAATGCACCTGTTGTACCGTTAGATACAATCCAAGTTTTCTCAATTCCATTTGGAACTGTAACAATTTGGTTTCCTGTAATTGTTCCTGATAATTTAATAACTATATTTCTTGCAACAGATAATGTTGGTGAATTTGCGATTGTTAAAGCTGTAGTTTGAGCACCACCTGCAATAGATTGTTCTCCATATCCAGCAATAGCTTGTTGAATTACGTTTAAGTTGTCATTAGTTTTATCACCCCAAGTACCAGCATTTTCGCCAGTGACCATTAATTCTATTTTGAGGTCTGTAGAATAACTTGATGCCATTTATGCTCCTATTTAATTAAATTAATACATTTATGCAGCTAAGTCAACTGGAGTCCAAGTATTATTGGCTCCTGTTTGTACTTCTGCCCATGCTGTAATACTAACAGATCCTACTGCAGTATTCAAGCGTATACCAGTTAAATCTACAACAGCATTACCAGTAATAGTTACTGAATTTATAAGGGTATTTATTTGAGACCCTGTAACGTCATAGCCAAATGCAATATCTACTTGACCTGCTGTTAAATTTATTTGAGTTCCTGTAACAGCTACATTAGCATCAGCAGTTGTTATTTCATTACCAATTAATACGTTAATTTGAGAACCTGTTACATCTGCTGTCTGAATAGTACCACCTACTGCTTGACCGACAGTTAAATTTATTTGAGAACCTGTAACCGATACATTTACATCAATTTGAACAATTACATTAGCTAAACCTTCAGTAATGTTTAATCTAAATCCAGTAATAGCTACATTAGCATCAGCAGTTGTTGTTACATTATTTAAATAAATTACTATATCATCATCTTCGTCTACGTTTACAGATTCATTACCGTCAGCATTAACATCAACAGGATGAACAATAGCAACTAGAGCTGTTCCAGTTACTGCAGCTATAACATCATCTTCTAGACCCCAAGGAACAATTCCCCAACCTCTAACTCCCCAACCAGCATTTGGTTGAATATCTGTTGTAACTGCACCTTCTGTTAAATTAATTTGATTTCCTACAAGACTGACAGGAGTATTTACTTCGGCGACAACATTATTTATTTGAGTATTTAATTGTAAACCTTGTTCAGTTACATCAGCATCAGCTTGAGTAGTAACTCCAGTAATATTAGTATTTAATTGTTGCCCTTGAACAGAAACAGCGACATCTATTGTTACACTTTGTAATCCGTAAAATACATTTGCTTGAAGACCTGATACTGCAGCAACGTCGCCTACAACTCCGTAAGTAAATTGTCCCCAAAGGTTAGAACCCCAACCAGTTGCAAAAACAAATTCAACACTACCTACTGAAAACGTAGCTGATAAATTATAACCACCAAAAGTTTCATCGCCAAAATTATCTTGGCCAAAACCTAAGATGCCAGGTGACGATACAGATACTGTTATGTCCGCCACCTGAGCCTCCTAAAAATTATGCGTTACCAATTCTTATAATTGCAGCGCTAGTTGTAAATGCTGGGAACTGAACAGTGAATGTTCCAGCAGTTGCGGTTTTGTCTCCGCCAAAGTCTAATACACATACTGCAGGATCACCTGAAGCTGTGTCGTTATAAATTAATGCACCTCGAGCTGTCAAAGTAACTCCTGTAAAAGATACGTTTGCAAAGTTTGTTATTGCTACAGCACCAGATACTTTAACACCAGAATTTACTAGTGCTTTTCCACCAGAAGTATATCCAGAAGATGATACTTGTCCTGTTGTTGTAAAAGATGTTGTTGATGCACCTAAAGTTGCAGCGTTTGTATACATTGCAAGTTTAAAAGTGTTACCAGTCGATGCTGTGAAATTGTGTATTGCTCTTAGGATTTGTCCTTTGAACGAATTCGCAATTGCGTTAGTTGTTATAGCCATGTTTTCTCCTTAAATTATGGTTCAATACTTCTTGGTGATGGTGAATTAATTTTAATTCTTGGTACACCATCATCATACTCACCTCTGCGTCTTCTACCCATTTGTTGAAGAGCAAAAGTTTGTAATTCCTCATCATACTTTGTTTTATAAAGATTGTACATATCCATAGGACCTTTTAGATATGAAAAAGCTTCTCCTAATACTCCATATAATAATATGTTTTCAAAATAAGTTGAAATATAAGTGCTGTTTGTTGAAGTGAAATGAGGTGGATCTTTAATATACTCTAATTGCACAGGAAAAGCACTTGAAGGTCTAGGTGCAACAATTACAGTAAAATCGTCCCAGTTAGCCCAATATTTTGGAGTCCCAGTAGAGCCTGTATTATTATATTCCCTCATAAATGTTTGATCTCTTTTTTCAAGATAAACAACTGTTCCTGTGGCTACTGTCCCAGAAGTTGCAAGAAATATAGCTCTTGGAATTAAACAGTCTGCTGGAAGAGCTAAATATTTATTATTGGCAGTGAATGTAGAATCAGCATATTTTCTTAAATCATCATAATCTACTTTATCAGCTAAATCTAATTCAGTGTTTCTAATGAATTGATCAATTAAAGAATCTGTTAAAACATTACTATCTACTTCAGTGTAGTTTCTTATTTGAGTTAAGAATGCTGCGTATGTTATAGCCATTATGATATCACTATAGTTACTTGACCTGTATAAATTCCAAAAGTTCTTTGAGAGTTTTGGAAAGATGGGTCTAATGGTTGCATACCATCGGAATTATAAGCAAACTCACCCGGTAATGTTAAATTAGCAATTGCTTCACCATTACCACCAGAAGTAAAACTAAAGTCTTGCGCGCGTGTGTTTTTTAAAGCCTGTGCATCAGCTTTATGATGTTTAGGATCAAGTTGAGGATGTTTAGGTTCGTATTCAGAAACATGAACTAATGATCCATTCCATTCTTTAACCATTTGTTGATAAGGAAATGCTTGACCAGATCTGTCTGATATCGATTGTGAATATTTACCTCTTGAAAAATTAGCCATTATAATAAATTCCCATAGTAAGCTTGTGGTGATATAAATACAGATGTTCTTTGTCCATCTTCTGTTAAAGCTCTTTGTAATTCATCTTCATAGTACAATCTTAATTGTTCAGTTAATTTTGGATTAATCTTCATAGATAAATAATAAGCAAGTCCTGAAACCATACATGGTAAAAATCTGTACGGAACATCTGGAGTGTTTGTGTAACTTCCAGCATCTTGAATTCTTTTAATTACATAATATTTTAAATATGTATAATTTGATAAATCAGGTGTTAGGTATAAATAAACTATAGGTTGTGTTTGTCTGTCAACATAATATTGTGAAGGTTGACCAATTTGTCCCTTATTTGGAAGATCTGCATATGCTGATCTACTAATTTTATCTAAAGAAACATCATTTGTGTTTTGTGCTGTAGTATTAGAAGAAGATATATAAGCTTCCAATACATCGTTAGTAGCTTGTGGAGTTGTATAAGCAGCTTGACCATTAACTAAAGCTACAGTTTGTAATTCAACTTTCCAAAGATGAACTCCTCTATTACCCCACTCAGAAAATAATAAATTTAATGATCTTCTTGCACTACGTAATGCATATCCAGAAGTAGTTGATGATTGGCATCTTTCGTATGCTTCTTCTATTACTTCTTCTATATCTAAATCAAATGTTGTAGTGCCTGAAGTAGTCATTATTTACCAAACATTAATTTTTTAAGTTTATCTACTACACCTATTTCACTTTCAGCAACTGCTCCCGTTGCGCCAATACCTAGTGCCTTTGTAGCTCTCTCTACATACTTAGAGGAATCACCTGCTCGCGCCAAGTCACCTGCGTCTGGCGATTTTATACCAGAACCTGCATCTTTTAATTTTAATCCTTTAAGCATTTCTTTATCTCCTTTTTTATAAGCCTGTAAAGCTTTATCAAATTTTTCTGGGAATGCTTTTTTAAGAGCGCCTTTTTGAATAGCTTCTTTTGATATTCCAACCATATCTATTCCTCTTCTAAGACCTTTTGCAAATAAACCAATTGAAGCTCTTTTAATTTCCATCTTACCACCATTATTCATGGTCATAATTTTCGAATATTTACTCATTAAAATACTCCTTTAAAAGTTGTTCCTCTTATAGCAGCGCCAGTTCCACGTTTTGACATACCACCATCAACCATACCTTCAGGTGATTCTCCCATAGCATCTTTCTTTTGCATTCTTACTTTTTTGCTTTTCTTTAACATAGAAAAATCTTCTCCTGTAATTTTTCCATCTTTATTAACATCTATATTTTTTTGTTTTCCTTTTAACATTTTTCCCTCACTTGCTTTTATTGTTTTAACATTAGTTGGTTTCGGTCCAACATTACCTGCAGCTCTTTTACGGATGACTGCTGATCTCCGTTGGCTCTCTGTCATACTAGCAGCTTTTGCTGCTGGTACACATTTAGGATAAGCACGACTAGAACCATTAGCAGATTTTCTTCCGCATTTTTCGTAGCCACCACCCTTTTTAGGCGAACCAATATCCACCCAATCTTCTTTAAACCACTTATCTAAACTCATTTAATAAGCTCATCAACATAGTCTTGATAGTTTCCTTCTTCAAAACCACCTTTAACATATTTGAATCTTCCTTCATTTGCCATACCACCTGATTTTCTTTGGTAAGTAATTCTAGCTCCACCACCATAAGTTTTTCTACTTTGGTCTTCATAACCTTCTGCTGAACTTTTTGTTTTACCTACATTACCGTAAAAATCTAAAAAAGTATTTTCATTAATACCTACTCTATTTGCATATCTAATTTGTTTGCTAACATCTTGTGATGTTGGTGCTCCTACAGCATCTCTAGTAGATTTAGTACCTTCTAGAGTAAGTTTGCCAAGTTTTGTTCCAACATCAACACCTAAAGTTTGACTATCTATTGAAGAACCGAAAGTACCCTGCGTTGTATCTATTCCTTTTGAATAATAAGGAGAAATTGATTGTACAAATTTATCACTTGTTCTCTGGTTAATTTTTTCAAAATCTTGTTCAAAACCAACTGGCGATTCTGGTAATGTTGGTCCTTGAGGTGATGTAGTTGTTAATGCTCCGCCACTAAATTTTTTAACTTTAACCATAGATCCTTCTTTCATAGATTTAGGACCCCAATCTTTTCTTTTAGTTCCTGATGGATCTTTTATTTTACCAGCGCATATTCTTGACGCATAGGCATTAGCGTAAGCTGAAGGATAAACCTTAAACTTTTTTTTGGCGGCCGCTTTGCCTCTTGGACATAGTTTTGTCATAGAGATCCTATTTGATTAATCAAAAGGATATTATCAAATTAAACTTGTATAGTCTAGAACTAGGCTTTTTTATTAATGTTTTTCTTCTTTTTGCGATAAGTTAACATCGCTCTTGAGGGTTTTGCACCTCTTAACTTGCCATCTATTTGTTGTGGCATTGATGATCTTCCAATTGGCATATTATTCTAACACTGTATAAACAACTCTACCATTAAGTTTTTCAGCTTTCAAGAACTGTTTTCTATTTCCTAAAGCATTAAAACTACAATGTACCCAACCTGAATTTGGTTCATTTTCATTCCAAAATTCAAGAATACATTGATCATAGTCTAAGTTTTTAACTACAAAATCTGCCAAATCTTTGTTAGCAACACCAAAGATCTCAAAATCTGCGGCTTGACCTTTCGTGTGTTGGCTTTTGCTTGATGAACCTATGGCTTCACAAAGTGCTGCAGATCTATAACCAGAACTAACAGATAATGGCATGCCATAAAAATCTCTAATAGGTTGTAATACATTTTCACATAACAACTTTAAGTTTAAAATATGTTCTTCATTTGGGGTGTTATCAATTCCAAGTCTCGTAGCTTCTTGAGACTTTGTTAATTCATTTAATGTAAAACTTTTACTTAGGTTCATTTCTTAACTTCCTTATAACCTCAATTACATGTTTTTCATACTCTTTATTTGTAGAAAAATTATCTAGTGTTTTAGCTAATGCTATAGGATCTCTGTTTACTGTTATTTCTCTAACTTTTCTAAACTCTGCATATACTCTCTTAGTGTTTAATATCTCTATATAATATTTAACGGATTCGCATTTATTCTTAAATATCCTTACTCTCCATTCGATTGAATCTGGTTGTCTATAAGGCAACATACCCTCTTTTGACCACACTCTTATACCAAATAAATTGTGTCCCTCGCGCGCGAACCTAGATCGTCCATAATCACTTTCAACAATAGCTTGAGCTATTATTAGTTCTGTGTTTACTCTTTGTCTTCTGGGAATGTCAAAATTTAAATAATTAATGCACTGAGTGAGGGAGGAAATGAATTCTTTGTCGTTTGAGTACTCAAACCTGGGGATTCCAAACCCCATTTTCTTGACCCAGGCTATTGTTTCACCCTGAGTCTTTTTCTTGGCGACTGGGTTCGGAAAGAATGTACCTAATACAAATGCTGCTAGAGCTACTATCAAATATTTTATTATTATATTCTTTATTGTCATAGCATTTACAGTGATTTAAGAGACAGCATCCAACTGTCAAATTGTTAATACAATTACTCTTGTTTAACTTTTGGTGCATTCATTTCGTTTACTTGATAAAACATATCATCAGTGTCTTCTAATTGCCAGTCTTTATTTTCAACATTCCATTCTGTAGTTGTGACTTTATAATCTGGCCAATGTTTAGAAGTAGTAAAACTACTAATGTTCCACAAAATACGATTGTTAGGCTGAGCTGCATAATTACCGTTATCAAGGGCCAAAATATGTGCGCACTTATGTTGATCAGGAATT